TTGTTAAGAAGCTGAAATTCCAAGGCAAGCCCTGGGATGAGGCAAACAAGGAGCATCTGACTAAAGAATTGGGTGACATCATGTGGTATGTTGCTCAAGCAGCACTTGCTCTGGATGTGCGTCTTGATGAAGTTATCTACATTAATACTCTGAAACTTGCAGCACGTTATCCTGATGGTATCTTTGATGTGCACTACTCAGAGAACCGTTGCCCTGGTGATATCTAAATAGTAGACGTAGAGTCTCTGTAGTAGATGGCAACACTATCAGGTAAATCAACTTCTGGAGAATCGGCATTCGACAAATATGTTAAGAACAACAGCAAATGGAAAGACCTTGTGCTGAAAGTCGAAGACAAAATGAATGCCACATTCTTTAAAAGCAATAAAACAGATACTCATGGTGTCTTGCCTGCTGGCACAGAATTCAAACTTGCTAGCAATACATCAGACACCATTGGTAAAATGGTAGTTGCAAACGTTAAAGTTGGATCTAAGACTGGTTATGTTGCTTTAAATCGCATTCGTAAACCAACCAAAACAAATGTTATGGAGGCAGAAGAAGCTGCCATCCGAGACTTAGATAAATTAATCAAGGACCTAGTTACTCAACTGGGTCCTATTAAAATATGTACACCCACTGGAGATTTTCCAAACTGTGTGGGTGTGAGAAACGTTACTGAGAAGGTCTTAGGTAGGGAGGCGAAGGCAGACTTTGCTATTGTTGACGCCAAGGGTAAGGATGTAATTTTCATCTCACACAAGAAAGCGGGTGGACCCGCAGCATATCAGCAGTATGGTGGAATCTCTCCTAAGTCTGGTAGTTCATCTAATCCAACTCTGATTTATGATGATAAAGAGGTGCAAAATTTCATGAGGAAGGTTGCTGGATTTATTGTTAATGATAAACTTATCAATCCAGTATACTCATACGTTAAGAGTAAGGACTTGATTAATAAGTCCGTGTATGGTCCTTCATATGGCGGTAAGTATGGTATCGATAATGTGAATATGATTGCACAAGGTAATCCAATCCTTAAACCAAAGAGGGGTGAGGAAGCATGTTTTCAGCTTGATTTTTCTGACCATGTATCTTGGAATGGCGATACTGATTTCTTCTCTAGGGGAGACTACCGTGCCGCCTTTGCTGCTACATATAGGGCAGGCAGAGGTTTCGACGTGGATGGTCAGCGTTACAACGGTGCCCGTGTGGCAATTTACCCAGTGGCACTCGTGAAGAACCGAAGCGGCGCTCAGGAGATATGATAGGGTCATGGCAAAAAACACACACCTAGAGCACCTGGAAGACGACATCTTCAACAGCGGTTACGCTGGTGCCCTCAACGCAATCAACTTCCTCAAGTCCCTCAGGGACATGCTGACCACTGGTAAGGGTGGCAGTCAGACCAAGGTGACCGTCAAGTGGGACGGTGCCCCAGCTATCATCTGTGGGAAGGACCCTGAGACTGGTCTATTTTTCGTAGGCAACAAGTCAGTTTTCAACAAGACTACTCCTAAGATTTGCTACTCTGATGCAGATGTTGACTTCTTCTACGATGGTAACCTCAATACCATCCTTAAGGATTGTCTGAAGAATCTTAAAAAACTTCCCATCCAAGGAGTGTTGCAGGGCGATCTGCTGTATAATAAGACTCCGATGCTCACCACCATGGCGGGGAAACGTTGCTACAAATTCAGACCCAATACAATTACTTACTGTGTGGAAGCAGATACTGATATGGGTCGCAAGGTTGCCGCTAGCAAGATTGGAATTGTATTCCATACCACCTACACTGGTCCCAGTCTTGGTGAAATGAGTGCGGGATTTGGTGTTGATGTGTCTAGTATGCAGGGAATCAAAGATGTTGCTGTATTCTCATCTACATTTGAGAATGTAAATGGCATGGCAAATTTGTCCCCTGCTGAGTTAGTTAAACTAAACAACAGTATTTCAGTTGCAGAACGCAATCTTGCTTCAGGTCGTGCTTTTCTCAATGCCATTCAGAATGATAATGGCAGCTATGCATATAATACTCTCTTCAAGATTTACTTCAATCAAGTAATTCGCGAAGGTCGCATTCCTCCTAATGCTGCTGGTATGGCAGTAGGGTTTTGTAAGTTTGTTGACTCTCGTTATAAACTAGAGATTGCTAAGAAGAAAACTCCCAAGGCACAAGCAGAATGGGAAACCCGCAGACAGAAAGCAATTGCTTACCTAAATAGTAACAAGTCTGTTATGTTTTCCGCACTTAGCGGATTCAAGAATCTTATCACTGCCAAAGAGCAGGTGATAAATAAACTGAAGAAAATTGATGGTGTTGGGACTTTCTTGGAAGACGAGAATGGTTACCGCGTCACGAGTCCAGAAGGATTTGTGGCTATCAAAGATGGCAATGCCATGAAACTTGTTGATAGACTGGAGTTTTCCAGAGCAAACTTTACCGTCGCTAAAGATTGGGGCAAATGAGATTTATCGAATTCCTGAGAGAAGCAGCAGCAACTGCCACTAAGAAGCCGAGCACGTCTTCTAAGGGTAAGTCGTCTGCTGCAAACAAGAAGCTAGAGGACAAGCATGTTGCAATTACCTTTGGTCGTTTTAATCCCCCTCATGCTGGTCATGGTAAGTTGCTTGATGCAGTTAAGGCACATGGTGGTGACAGCGGTAACTATCGCATCTATCCCTCCAGAAGTCAGGATCACCAAAAGAATCCCCTGACTGCAGATCAGAAGGTTAGTCACATGAGGAAGATGTTTCCTCAACACAAAAAAGCAATCCAGAATAACGAAGCTCACCGTAACATCTTTGATATTCTTCGTGACCTGAATGATGAGGGTCATGAGCATGTTACCATGGTTGTTGGTGATGATCGAGTGAAGGAATTCCAAAACCTCACTCAGAAATATAATGGTGTCCACTACAACTTCAAGAGCATTAATATTAAATCTGCTGGTGCTCGTGCAGATGATTCTGAAGACCCAATTGAGAATCTTTCTGCATCTAAGATGAGAAAACATGCTCAGAGTGGAGATGTGGAATCATTCCACGGCGGTATGCCTAAGGGTGTTAGCAAGAAGCAGAGTACTCAACTCATGCAGGACGTTATTGCTGGCATGAAAGAACCTCCAAAAGAAAAGAAAGGTAAGAAAAAATCAGAATCTATTCATGAAAGTGTATGGGAATATGCTCCTAAATTAGACTTTGATACATTCCGAAACTTCTACATGCTACAGCATATCTTTAAGGTTGGTGCACTTGTGGAGCATGATGATAGTGGTCTGCGTGGTGAGGTTGTGCACCGTGGCACTAACTATGTCATCTTCCAAATGCCTGATGGCACTGAGCATCGTGCTTGGTTGCAACATGTGACTGAAATCCGTGATGCGTCCGATACTTCACAGGACCAGAGCAACTATTCTGCTGATGATGGTAGTGGTAATGACTGGAAGGTTGGAACTGATACATATAGAATGGCAGTCCAAGCAATGACGCCTGGGCAAGCAGTTAAGAAATTCTCTGAATTTAATGCAGAGATTAGAAAAACTGCCAAAACTAAATAATAATACACGAACCATTTACGGTTAAATCGATGACGTTAGAAATGCTAGTATCTTCTGCTCTCATGGGATATACCATGGAAGAGCAGACTAAAATCCTCAAGGCAATCGAGACTGGTGGCACAGTAAACACCGTTAGACTGAATGAGGGTCTCGATAAAGTTATTGAGATTTTCGATGCCTGGGAGCCTGTGGTGGAAGGTTATGCTGGATTTCCTGTTGAGCGTGAAATGCTCCAGAAGAAGAAAGCACAATTTAAGGATGACCGTAACATCGGACGTGTAGTCCAAGCAGGTGGTAACTCATACGTCGTGACTGGTCGCAAGTCTGACGGTCGCTATATCGTTGTCGGTAAGGGTGGTGAGAAGACTGCTAAAGACCCCGCAGATATGGGACTGCAGGTTAAAGAGCACATTGATATCGAAGACCTCCATCAGATGATGATTGAGAAGAAGATGGATGGTGTTGACGATAATGGTTTTACTAAGTGCTGGAAAGGTTATAAGAAGCGTGGCACTAAGATGAAGGGTGGTAAGGAAGTCAATGACTGCGTTAAGGAAGCCACCGCGATGGCAAAGCGTGGTTATGATGAAGCACCTATCCGTAACAAGATTGCTAAGTCAACTGGTGGTGGTAAGTCTGCTGATAGAGCATCCGACCTTGAGAGTAGATCAACTTACGGTGATACCAACAAGGCAAAGCAAAGGCAGAATTATGCTAGAGCACAAAGAGGTGACTTCCGTAAGACCACTTCATCATCTCCTGGTCTTCATGGTTATGCACATAAGGCAACCAATGATGCTGATAAAGCAAAGCAAGCAGCAAGAGGCGCTCAACGTGGTGCTTTGACTCCTAAAGAGAAGAAGCAATTAAATAGAGAGCAAGTTGAGTTCCTAAATAGACTGTCTGAATCGGGTCTCTTTACCGAAGCAGAAATTGAAAAAATTATGGAGGGCATGGAGTGATGCCTAATGGCGAGAAAAGTTATCTGAAAACTACTAAAAAAGGTAACGTAACAATCAATCCTAGGAAAGAGGACCTTATGTCTGAGTCACTTAGAAAACTAATTCAATCCAATCTTGCTGACCTTAAAGAAGCAGCAAAGAAGAAGGATAAGGAAAAGAAAGCAAAGCGTTGGTGGGATGACGACGGCGACGGGATCGGTTATGAGAAAGGTGAAGTAAAGAAAGAGTCAACATGTCATGACATGGGTACTCCTACTAAACCTGCTAAGAAACCAACTGGCAAGGGTGCGGTAGATGCAACGCCCGATAAGGTTGCAGAGGAATATGCAGAAGGGTCTGCTGGTGGCGGGGACGAGGCAAAGAAAAAAGAAATCAAAGACAGAATGAAGCAGAAGATGATTCAAGCAACTGCTGAGAAAGATAAGCAACGTAGCGGTTTAATGCCTTCCTAGCCTATATAGGGTAAGTCCTCTATTAGGAGAATACCCATGCCTGCTATTCTGCTGGTAATCAGACCCATCCTTTTCAAACTGATGGGGTCATGCCAAGTTAAGAAACTGGTTGTGGAACTGCTGGAGCGTTATGTGAAGACTACTGATAATGATGTTGACGATCTGATTGCCGCAACTGTAAAGACTGCCCTGCTTAAGGGTTGTTGATAAATTCGGGG